TTTAAGTCCAGCTCCTAGTATGCCTTCATACTCATTGTAGATGTTTTCAAACTGGGTGTTAAAGAAGTTCCTCTGGTTAGGAGTGCCTCCGAACTGTTCCAGCGCACCACGGTATGTTATTTCTGGACTTAAATCGAAGAACTCGTCGAAGGTACTAGATTCACTAAGTAAGTCTCCCAATGCCATTATATATGTCCTAACTATTTTCTTGAGTAGTCATCTCCGACACAATCATTAGGGGAGAAATTCAGGAACGATAGGGGAGAAACTCTGATCCCTAAGATAGTGCGGCAGGAACGCCGTGTTCGGGTTCTTTACAAGCCAACGGTCAAAGTTCTGCCTCGCCAACTGCTCGATAGAGCTACGGAATGCCAGTGGAGCGCCCTGTAGGCGTGACTGGAGCGCGATATTGAACGCTCCCTGCTGTCCTTCCTGGTCCGTGATTGTCGGCCCAAGTTTTTCCATAAGTCTCTGGTAACCGGCGATGTCTCCAGTGCCTTGGCGATTTTGTATATCTTGCAGTAGTTCGCTGATATTCGCAGCTGGACCAACGGTCGCAAACCGCTCAAACCCCTTCTGTCTACCGGTAATGGCCTCTCGAAGCTGGTCCTCCACTTCTCGGAACGGCATCCTACTTGCCACGAGGGACTGGAGTATGTTCGGAACAGAACCAAGCCTATACTGTAACCCGATTGCCTTAGCTAGCTCCCTTGTTGGGCCGACCTCCTCGACGCCTTGGTAGAATAGGTTCTGTGCTTCACTACCCGTGCCGCCCCGCATCGCGGCAATTAGGTCCCGTACAGAGTATTCATGAAGTCAAGAAAGTTCAGAGGGCTCTCGGGTTCCTCGGACAAAGGGCCGCCTTGTTGCAGGGCTTGCCTCAACAAGAACTGTGCATTCAAAGGGTCGAAGCGCCGTTGAAGGAACCGACGAATTCCTGGCTGTCCTTCAGGTATCTTACTTTCGAACAGTCGCCGTCTCTGTTGATAGGTTTCATAGTCCGCGGCGCGTCTATCCTCGTCCGTTAGCCCCAATGCTCCCGTGGTTGCCGCAGCACGCTCGGCCGCAGCACGCTCGGCCTCAGCACGCTCGGCCGTAGCAGTGTCTACTGCGCCTTGGATATCCAAACTGGGGCCGAAATCCGGGGCAGTGTCTACTGCGCCTTGGATATCCAAACTGGGGCCGAAATCCGGGGCAGTGTCTACTAGCCCCGCCTCTGCGAGCCCCTCAATGTCCTCTATCTGGCCGGCTGGAACAGCCCTAGCAGCGGTAATCTGGTTGGTTAAGGCAGTTACCCTGTCATCTTTGAATATGCCAGCCGAGCCTAACTGTTCTATGAGCTCCTGTGCGCCATCAAGATTCTCGTCTTGAATCATTCTTGTTACTTGACCCACCAGCATGGTGTCAAGATGTGCGGGTGCGTTGGCCCTGGCTACGCTGAGGTCGGGAGCCATCTCTTCTAGAGCTTGGTCATAGGTAATGCGTCTAGCGGCAAGGTCACTAGCAATTTCCGTCTCTGTTCTATTCTGAACTGTTCTATCCTGAACTGTTCTATCCTGAACTGTTCTACTAACCCCCGCTTCTATAACCTGATCTAAGACGTTTTGAGGAACGCCCATGTCCTGCCATTTAGCGACCATAGCAGAGCGATTAGCATTTTCCGCCGTATCACGGTAGGCAGATGCAAGTTCCCTTTGAAGCAGGCCCTTGATTTGTTCCGAGGTAAGGCGAGTGTCAGTGTTTGGGCCGCGGGCGTCAAAAAGGGCTGTATATGCGTCGTTCCACGAAAGTGTCCCGTCTATCAGTGCGGCTAAGATTTCTACCGGCTTAGTCATACCCACCGCTACAGGGGAATCCGGTACATAGGGTCCGAAATGGGGGCCACTGGGGATCACCGCAACGGGCTCTTTTACAGGCGTGACGGGCCTTACTACAGGGAGGGGACTCGGCTTTGGAGGCTGGCCTGTCCCCGGCGTGGCATACGGTACATAGCCACCGGGGAACATCGCATCGAATCCGGGGATTGGGAAGTGAGTAGGCATTAGAGTCTCATATATTTAAGCGAGTATCTCGCCGCTTGGGCCAAACAGTCTGGGCTCGGCGGTCGCGCCTGGACGTGGCTCCTGCGGTGTCGGGGCCGGCGGCGGGACTCCCAGGGCCGCGTTCGGGGCGACACGGGGGTCGAACGTCGGGGGACCACCGTTCTGTGAGGCCCCATTCTGTCCGCCGCCGTTCTGTCCTCTGGCGTTCTGTCCGCCCTGCGCGGGGTTCTGCTGAAGCTGGGCTCGCTGCATGGCCTTCATTGCCAGGACGAAGCGAAGCTCGTTCATATATACCCTGGCCATCTGCTCGTCGCCCTGTCCGTCCGAAGAGCGCCACATGGTCATTAGCTGTGCTTCTGGCAGGGCGCGTTCGGCGGTCTGGGCCTTGATGACCTCGTCCATCTTGTCGGCGTCCAGGACTCCCATGACTTGCTCTCGGATGTAGGTGTCGTCGAACAACGGGGTCGGGCCGTCACGCATCATCTGTGCAATGGCGATCTTGACCTGGTCGTCCTCGGGGAGGATAGGCAGAAGCTCAATCTCAATATCGCAGGCCCCTCGAATCTGGTCGGGGGTGATGTCCTCAGAGAAATATTCTCGGTTGTCGTCCTGTCCTGTTAACTCCATCGTTCGGAAGGCCCCGGTGGCGTACTGGTCACGTAGCAGTTCGAAAATGTCAGTGTAGGCGTTCTTGAGGGCGTGAAGGCGTGGCGAGATGACGGTCCCGATTCCCTGCTTGAGCGTGTTGATAGCGAACCCACTGAGCTGAAAGGGAATCTCGCCGTATACCGTGTGCGGCAGGGAGCCGCGCTGCATCATGCCGTTGATGATGCCGACCAGCTTGTCTAGATCAGGTGTGGCCTTCAGCAGCTCCAACGCCTGGATTTGCACCCCTTCAGGCAGGGAAGTTTCGCTGGCTTCACTCCAGGGAGACTCTTCCAGAGTGGCTTCGCCGGTCGGAGAGGTGATGACCGTTGGCGGCTTGCGTGACCTCCCGCCGAGTTCCAGCCAGATGGAGACGGCGAAGTTTAGATTCTTGTATAGGTTCCGTACAGCCTTGAAGACTGACTCACCGTAGTCCGCCGTGGTGTCGGCGATTTCGTTCGAGTGGAACATCGGCAGGTTGGGGACGGCCCCGAGGACAACCGGTACCCGTGGACTTCCGTGCGGAGTCCGTCTCTTCAGGAAACGAGACTTGGTAGTAACTTGATTATGTGTCCCGTCATAGTAGTCGTAGACCCAGACGCTACCCTCTTCGCAGTCCTCGTCTTCTTCCCTGATCGTAATCCCGTATTCGGCCTTAATCTCTCCAGGGGTCTTGGGTATCCTATAGCAGGCCCACTCAAAGCCATCCTTGCCTGGGACTGCCGTGACATGCAGAGGGTCCCACGGGGTGATGTCGATGAACGACTTGCCGTCGTCGTCCTTACGCAACAGGGCGCGGGTAGCGTACCAACCGCGTAGTGCAATGAAGGAGGCCAGGGACGACCTGACTTCGGACTGTCCGACCACCGACATTCGACGCAGACGTTCGTTGGCCGCACGTTCGGAACCGAGATAGAACCGTTTCAGATTAGCATCGACCTGTGGCGGATGCAGCTTCAGCGCGGGGTGATAGCAGTTCATGATCATCTTGGAGTCAACGAGCCACGCTATGATCTTGTCGGCATAGGTCTGGGGCTCGTTGGCGGTGAATATTCGGAAGTCCTTATTCTCCTCGGGCTTGTCGCCGGCCTGGTCTGGCAGGGTCTCTTCCAGCCGATACAGGCGGTAGTCAGCCTCCATGCGAACATGGAGTTGCTGGAGGTGGTCTTCCTGTTCCTTGACCATCGCCACTATTAATTCGGGCTTAGGCATTTAGGGCCTCATACTCTTCGTGCGTTACCTTAGCCTGCTACGCCATGCCGTCGGGACAATTTGGGCATTCATGCGGGCAGTCTGAATGAGTAATAAAGTGTTCATCACGCTACCAAAGTCGGTGCTTGCTGAGGGGGGAATGAAGCACGCTTAGATCACGGAACTGAGGAACCTCGTACCGAATAGCCAGACGCTGCGAAGCATCAGTAGAGGCCATATTCTAAGTCTAAGCCGAATACGGGACGATTGTCAATCAGGAACGGGGCAAGCGTTCATCGGCGTTTTACCTTTATCGTCATGGACTCGCCGAAGCTGTAGGCTCGCATCTGCCACGCGATACCCATAGCGGTAGGGTAGTCGTCGTGGGCACCCTTCATGGCCTCGGGCCTCATCTCCTTGTCGGGGTTACGAATGACGGAGAAGAACTGCTCCAGACCGGCCTCATTTGGGATGTGCAAAGACCCCGTGGCAACGGCTTCGATCAGGTCGTTCCATAGGGTCACTCGGGTTTTTATGTTCGTGTGCCAGCCGTACTGGGTCGTGCCTCGTTGTGAGGTGACCTTATATAGACGGGGGTATTTCTCGTTCAGTGCGGCGTCCACGGTAGCCTTGCCCCAGTCGTTGTTCTCGATTCCCCAGATGGGGTTTCGATAGACCGCCAGCATCTTCATTGAGAGAGCTGCGAGGGCATTGGGCTGAAGATCGTTTGCCAGGAGATCGGCAGCAACATTGCCCGAGTCTCGCTCCAAGATGATAGATGTGCCGTAATCTCCACCTCCGCCGTGAGAGGTGTCCGTGCCCGCGGCATAACGTACTCCCGGCCTCCAATCTCGGTATATGTTGATGCGGCCGTCAATTGTGCGGATAGGGGTGTGGATGTCATGTTCCTGCATCTCTCTTAGTCGGTCGTGGTCAAAGGCGGCGAGTGCCTTGCCTGGGGCGAGGGCCTCGGCGGCGGAGCCCGGGTAGTTCTCCTCCATGTAGAGGTCGGGGCCAAGCTCCTGTGCTTCGGGCAGGCTGGCAACCTCGGCCTTTGTCCGTGCGTACCATGCCTGGTCTCGGTCAGGGCGGGCGTGCCAGGGCCAAAAGATGGCGTGCCAGCCGTTCTCGGGGGCTCCCCGGAATAGCTCCTTGAACAGCGAGTTGATCTTCCTCTTATCGGCAGTCGAGCCCATCAGAATCTGTCCGCCCGAGGAGTCTACCGTCGGCTTTATGGCGAGGAAATTCTGCTCCAGGTACTCGTGCTTCTCGGCCTCGTCCTGTCCAACCAGCGTTGCCGACTTCCCTCTGCCGGCATCTTCCGTCGCGGGCAGGGCCGTTATTTCGGAATGCGTCGCCGGGAAGGATAATTCCTGCTTGGAATCGGTGCCGAGCTTGGCCTGCCAGGCTGTAGGGAGGTTCGAGTAGATAAAACGTGCCTTGGCGAGTAGGTCCTTGGCCTCGTTCTGTCCCATTGACAGCAATAGGTCTATCGAGAAGTCATGGAACAGGCAGAGCCAGACGGAGTAGGCGGCAAGAATCCAGGAGAAGCCGAGCTGACGGGCCTTCAGGACGATGATCAGGTGGTGGATTCGCAGGGCAGCGACCAGCTCCATCAGGTGTGGCCACTTCACGAACTTACGCCGTCCGCCCATCCCTCCTACGGAAGAGGTCTCGAAGATATAGACAAAATCCAGGAAGTCACCAAAATGCCGTTCGGCAATCGCCATGCGGGCCGACTCGTATATGGCGGCCTGTTGCTCTTCATCTGAGGGATGCTTCGAGGCATCTGGCGGAGATTCAGCTTTCGTCGCCACGTATTTCGCCCATCTCAATCAACCTCTTGCGTATCAGTTTAACCAGATGGGGGAGCCGGCGATTTCAATCGTGGCGTCCACAGGGGCAAGCACGAAATCGGCGGCTATCATCTGTAAGGTAGCGGCAACAACGTCACGGCGGGACTCGTAACGGACGGCGATGCCTCCGTAGGACGGGTAGAACCAGTCGGGGTTATCCTCATATACCCGTTGCTTGATGGACTGGACGGCCAGCACGACGCCATCGTCGGGGGCAAAGCCAAAGGGGATGTCGGGGTTAGGGCCGAGGCCGAGCTGGTCAAACTCCCTCATTTGTCCTCCAGTACAAGGTCGTCCATCCGGGTTGTGGTGACTTAAGCTGCCAGGAAGATTTCGAAACAAAGAGGCCCCGCCGGTAGCCTCTCCGACGGGACCCCTATGCCATCGCTATCCTATCATGGCAGAGAGACCACACTCGGAAAAGAACTATTCTGTGAGCTTAGTAGCTATGAATTCGTCAATAGCTGATTTCGGTATGAGACGCTTCCGCCCGATTTTGATGCTCTTCAATTCGCCCGACATGATGAGAGAAATCACCTTGGACCGTCCAAGGCTCAGGCTGTAGCAGGCCCCTACAACGTCCGTAAGTTTCGGCGCTTCGGTCTGCACTATTGTTGACTCCATTTCTCGTCCTCCTTAGTCTTTAGTCTTTGCAAGTTCCCTAAAGTCTGTTGCCAACAGTATACTGTATCGTTTCTTAGGGACGTTAAACTGATGTATATCAGTCTACGGTAGATCACATCCGAGGGCAGGAGAAATAGAACAATGGCCAGCCGTACACAGAATACACAGAATTCGGTCGCCGGCCTTGGCCGTGGACCTATGTGCGAGTCAACTGGACAACTACTGGACAACTACTGGACAAAAAACTGGACAACTGTGGACAACTAGGGTCAAAAACTGGTGTCAATAGGGTCAATGGGGACAAAAATGGGGTCAATGGGGTCAAAACTAGGGTCACAGACCGGACAGACTGGACAATCTGCGGAATTATGACGCCTTCTCTCACTACGTCGATGTTCCGTCCGCTACAAACGCTACACGTGGTAGCGATGCGACGGAGAGCCCGAAACCATCCGCTACACACATACCCTCCGTAGCCGATACGCATGACCCCTCCCCGCCTGTATCAAGCCATGTAGCGGATGTAGCGGATGCCACTGTCGCCGGTACCAAGGAATTCGCCTCAAAGTGCCCAGAATTCTGAGTGGGTACAAAGAATCCTATAGGAACGCGCGACTCTAAGCCATGCGGGGGGGAGGCGGGGAGGGGGGAGGGGCTCCCAGGAGATAGGAACACGTCCCTAATCCCCGGATTCGACGCCTGTGCCCGCTGCTGGACCCGATGCTGCTGCTGCTGGGTCCGATGCTGGACCCGCTGCTGCTGCTGGCGCTGCTGCTGGCGCTGTTGCTGGCGCCGTTGCTGCTATCAGCGCCCGTAGTTCCTCGTCATCCATATCACGTAGCACGTTCAAGTGCTGCGAGTTGTCGACGGTGACGCTGGTAGCATCGAACATTCGCCGCCACTTGCCGAGTAACTCCCACCCACGCATCGCCGGCGAATGTTGAGCGTCGGCAGTAGCTAGATCAATCTGAGCACGTATACCGTTTAGGACGGTCTCAGGTGAGTATCCAGCAGCGTCAAAGGCGTCATCCATTAAGGCACTTATCCTTGCAGCTACCTTGTCGTCATTCTTGACGCGTGACGCTGCTGGCCAGACTGTAGCATCAAGACCGTCTGTATCGTAAGCGTCCCTGTATGCCTGAGTCGCGTTGCCGCCATTGGCTACGTAGGCTCTTGCGAAATGATCTTGTTTTGGCGTCAGCGGCATAGATC